CCCGCGGCGCATATCGTCTGGCTAAGTTCGTAATTGCACTACTTGGTATAAGCGGACTCGGCGGAGTACTAGCGTGGATGAATGGTGGGAGATAATGAGTAAACTAAAGATCGTAACGCAGACAGATAACATTGAGAAGGGTGGCTGGATGGACGACTGCGCCCCTGCCGCGCTTATGGCTGCCGCTAACTTCCTTACCGGATCTAAGTACAACTCCAAGGACGGGGTCAAGTTCCTTACCAAGGTTGGCAGAGTAGACGTACAGGGCCGGGGAACTCCTACCTCACTCGCCCAACTGGTAAAGGCTGCTCCGCTAGTCGGGCTCAAGCCTAGGTACCCAAAGAGCTGGGACCAGGTAGTCGAGTATCTGAAGGCTGGGGCCGTCGTAGGAATCAACGTAGAGCAGGCTAGGGGCTACCCAGCGACCGTTCCTATGAGCGCGTGGCACAAGGCGCACCAGAAGCGTAAACCAGGCAAGACGTACGGGCATATGACCTGCGCGATCCTGAGCGAAGGGAAGGTACAATGGGCGGACCCAACGATGAGCGGCAAGGGGAAAGAGGCCTATGCTGTAGAGATCTCTCTTGCGGACCTGAAGGTGATTGCCCGTTCGAAGGGGGACCTGCCACACAAGCGCTGCCTGATCTTCTCGGCAGTCCCGAAGAAATTATCCGCACCTGTCCCAACTGCGGCTCTGGTCTCACAGATCGTGCCTGCAAGCTCATCTGCACCTGTGGCTATTACGCCTCCTGTTCAGACTATCTCTAAGCCAACAATCGACACTGTCGCTGCCATGAAGGTAGCCCAGGGAATCGTATCCAAAATTCAAGTGGCGAAAGGAGATAACACAATGAAAGAACAAATCATTGCCGCAGCGCTCGACGCTGTACAGGCAGCCCTATCTACGGCAATCGCCGTCTTCATCGGTCTAGGTGTAAGCATCTTTGACCTTACCGGAGACGGCGCTAAGGCTATCGCAGCATCGGCAATCGGTGCAGCACTACTCGTACTGCAGCGCTGGCTAGATGAGGACAACACGCGGTATGGCCGCACTCGCTAGTCTCGCACCTGTCCTAGAGCGATGTGCTGCATGCCGCAGCCCATTCGTGGACCAGATCAACCAGAAGATGTCAAACGGCCTAGCTGATACGAAGGTGGCAGCATGGCTTAAAGAACAAGGCGCTTACATTTCTCGCATCACCTTGGGTCAGCATAAGCGGTCCCACCTAACCACAGAGTATCAGGCTGCCAAGGCCGAGGTGATCAAGAAGTTCAAGCAGAACCAGAAGACGATTAAAGCCAGTGGAGATCTGGCAGCCCTGGTAAGAGACCAGGTAATGATAATGGTGGACGCAGGAGAACTGATGCCAACGTTGGCAGAGGGTCTTCGCGCACAGGAAATGATCGACCGACGTGTTGAGAAGTCGGCAGACAGAGAACTGTCTGTAACTCTCGCTGGAATCTTGGGCGGAGGCCCGATTGTCCAGATGATTGAAATGCAGGCAGAGGAGATTGGTAGTGGCGAAGACTCCAGCTTGGACGCGTAAGGAAGGTAAGAACCCTAAGGGCGGTTTGAACGCCAAGGGTCGCGCCTCCTACAAGGGCGGGAAACTTAAGGCTCCAGTCAAGTCTGGTGACAATCCTCGCCGTGCCTCATTCCTATCCCGTATGGGCGGGATGCCGGGGCCAGAGAAGGACGAGAAGGGAAGACCGACCCGTTTACTCCTAAGCCTGCAGGCTTGGGGAGCTAGCAGCAAGGCCGACGCGAAGCGTAAGGCGGCTGCCATTAGTGCAAGAAACAAAGGCAAGTGAATGTAACTGGCGATACGGCTAGAGACCTGGCCCTGGGCAGGAACGACCCTGTCTTCTTCGCTAAGCGTTGGCTGGGCATCGAACTCCATGCTGGGCAAATCGCCTGGGTGGAAGGGATTGCAGCACGAGACGAGTCTGGCTGGCGTCCCAAGTACCTGACCACCGTCTGCTCTGCAGGAAACCGTGCTGGCAAGACGCTTGGGATGGCAGTCGCCGTCTTCCATAGCGCATTCTACAAGCTGGGTATCCAGCCACCTGACGGAACCGAGAAGGACGCCATGCGCTGGCAGACTGCTCCATACGAGTGGTACCACGTAGGAATCCAGCAGGAGACCGCAGAGCTGGTACACCGCGAAGTGTCAATGATTCTAGAGGGCGGCCATCCGGCACAGAGAGGCCGAGGCTGCCCTCTAATCTCCGAGATTGGCAGGGTAGTAGACCACACCAAGAAGTACCGTGGAGAGTACCTGTGGCTCCAGTTCCATCCCCTAGTGGGTGGCGCCAACGTCCACTTCCGTACCACCCAAGACAAGGCCAAGGCGCTGCTGGGCAAGGACATGAACGGTATCTCCTTCGACGAGGCGGCCTTCGAGCCGCACCTTATGCAGATCTACCAAGAAGTTCTCAACCTTCGTCGCCTGTCCACGGGGGGACAGCTCCACTTCATCGGCACACCTACTGAGGGAATCAACGATTACGCTGACCTTTGGGACATGGGGAACCCCACAAGGGTGGATCGAGACCCACAAGTATTCTCCTTCCGACTATCAACTAGGGATAATGTAGGTTACGGGTTGACACCAGACACGTTTGAGGCTATCATCCGCCAACAATCTGATTACCTAATTGCACAGAACATTGATGGATTCTTCATTGAAGCCAAAGACTCCTACTTCTCCTCCGAGGCGATCGAAGCATGTTTCCTGGATATTCCAGAAGAGGAACAGCCCAGAGCCCGTAGGAGATATGTACAGGGTGTAGACCCTGGGATTGCGTCTGACTCCACCTGGGCCATCGTACTGGACTACACAGAGACCAACAAGATCACTGGTGTCCGGGCTAGGGCCAGAAGCGGTAAGCAGACAATCCAGGCGGTAGTCAATATGGTACGTGAGAATCACCTTCTATTCAATCAAGACTCATCCTGCCTAACCATTGTGGATGAGACTGGCTTTGGCGGCAAGCTCTTCAAAGAGGAGTTCAGCGTCATCAAGCCACTCAGGGGGTACGACTTTGGTGGTACCAAGGCCAAGAAGCTTGACATCCTGTCTGACCTGCGTGCAGCGCTAGACAAGAGAAGGCTCATCTTCCCTAAGACTGGGGTTTGGCTACGGCTCCGCAGGCAACTACTCTCCTACAAGCTAGACGACAAGAAGCTAGAGCAGGATGCAGTAATGGCACTAGCCGTGGCCCTGAGACATGCGATTAGAAACAATGGCAAGGCACTTGACAATCCGTCATTCCTATACTTTGGAGGTTCTGATTAATGGCAAAGCGTAAGGTAACACTAGCCGATGAGGCGAAGAAGTCAGTAAGTCTGGCCGAAGCGTCTCTTCAGATGCGTGGTATCGACCCTACAGCCGACCCACAGTACAACATTATCGCCGAAGCCTACAGCCGCAAGCAGATGCAAGAGCCGGAGATGATGCGTCTCCGCACCCAGTTCCGACGTCATGACCACTTCTACTACCCACAGACCTCAACACTGGGCGGTGCGGACCACTGGGCAGAAGACCCAAGCGCGCGCACGGCTGGTAAGGCACACGTCTCTGTCAACGTCCACCCTGCCTACGTCAACATCCCATCGTCCATCCAGGCTATTCAGCCTATCATCAACTATGTAGCAACCGACCTCAGCAAAGAAGGCAGATCGTCAGCCGCTCGTCGAGAGCGGATTTTCTTTGCCTGGGCAGAAGCAAACGAGTTTGACGTACGACTGGAGGAGTCCTGCCTCTACAAGTGCCTATACGGCCACACGGCTGCCAAGATCTCGTGGGACTCCAAGCGCGGAATCCCTAAGCTCCACATCATCGACACGCCTGAGAATCTCTACATGGGCTTCGGAGACTCAAACTACAATAGAGTTGACTGGGCCATCTATAGCTATGGGCTCAGCCCACAGGCAGTCGAGGAAGACTTTGGCATCTCGGTAGTCCCTGTACGAGACGGCAACAAGTGGACTCCGTACACAACTGGCTCCAGCCATGCTGACCCACTTGCCAACATGTACACCAAGGAGTACCAGCGCCAGCCTAACAAGATTAACACGGCCTACGACGAGATGCGCATCACCGTTCTTGACTACTGGTACAAGGTTCCGCAGAAGGCTGGTACGCCGCCTATGGTCATGAACGCCCTTATCGTTGGAAACACCGTCGTCTCAGAGACCAAGCACCCGGAACTTGCTGGCGACCTTCCGTACATCGTGCTTCGCAACAGCATCATCCCTGGAAGCCCGTATGGTAGATCAGAACTATTCGACGTAGAGCAGCTTCTCCGAGAGAAGGACGAGCGAATCACTGCTCAGGCACAGATGATCCAGTCCATCGTTGGCGGTCAGATGTGGCAGCTCGTTGGAGGCGACGCACCAGATGAGGTACCAGCGAACGCAATCCCTAAGCCGGGCCGCGTGGCAACCCCTGGACCTGGCAACGAACTGCGTGCCATCCAGCCATTTATCCCACAGTTCCAGATCGAAGACTACAACCGACGTATCGACCGAGAGATCGCGGTAGTCACCGGACTCAACGACCTTCTCCTTGGCCTTGCGCCATCCAGCGTTCTCGGCTCAAGCCGAGCGATTGCCTCGCTCGTCGCTAACTACGAGCAGAGAATCGCACCTAAGCGCAAGCTTCTCTACTCCTGGATCAAGCGCGTGTGGGAAGTATCCGCACGTATGTGGGAGCAGAAGGACCCGCAGATCGCAGAGATCCTCCAGGGCGAGTACCGTCTTGAAATCGTACCGCCTGAACTTACCCCACGAGATACTCTTGAACTCGCACAGACTGCACTCAACCTTGTTCAGGGCCGCATCTGGTCTGCCGAGCGCGCAATGGATCGCGTTGGCGTAGAAGACCCAGAAGGTGAGAAGGACCTGATCCGAGACGAGCAGACTGACGCAACCCTCAACCCAGCAGCGGTCATGACCATGGGTAACCTCATGGCCCTGTTCCAGCAGCTGCAGGCTCAGGGAGTCCAGATGCAGCAGATGCAGGATCAGCAGGCTCAGGCTCAGCAGCAGCTCCAGGCTCAGCAGGAGAGCGCTATGAACGCCTACCGCCAACAGGGCGCACCAGGCGGACAGCCGATGATGAATGGCGGAGAGATGGGCAGCCTACCCCCAGAGATGATGCCTGGTAACGCGCAAAACGCTGGATCAGCAATGCCTAACGCCCCTCAGGGAGAAGTATCAGCAGAGCAATTGCCGCCTGAACTACTGGCTGCACTTGGTGGAGGACAATAAATGGCACGTCAAGGTAGATTCGGTAGATCAACATCCGGTAGCCAGAACCTAAGTTCCCTAATTTACTCTCTTCTTCGTGAAGAGAGGAACGATCAAGAGGACACGATGATTCGCTCGTACCGCAACAACATGCGCGGTGGCGTCTCCACCAACACGTTCTCTTCTGGCGGCACGACATCTTCAGCTACGTCAAACTCGGTCTACCAGTGGTACCTTGACCAGGCAAACCTTGCCCGCCAGTCTGGTGACAACCTGGGCTATAACAGCCTCATGCAGCGAGCAGAGGAGTTCCGCATCGCCTCCCTTGGGGATCAGGAGACACTCCTATCCAACGCATTCCAGAGTGGTACCAGCATCGACTTCTCCCTATTCGGAGGAGTTGGCTCGGGAACTCTTACCCTACAGCAGTTCGAGGCGCTTATGACCGGACTTGCGAACAACCCCTCCCTTACCGAAACGGACCGAAGCAGAATTGGACTGACGCTGTTCACTACTTCACTTACCTCTACAGCAGGTGATCTTGCACGCGGCTACGACGAAGGCACTAAGACTGCAAACGACTTGGTTGCGTTCTACGACAAGGAACTTGAGAGGGCACGTAATTCTGGGATCACCACAGATAGCCAGCTTTACCAGAACATGCTCAACGCTAGATCACGATACATTAAGGCTGGTCAGGTTGACGCATCAAACGCGCGAGTGAAGGCTGTCGAGAGCGGTATTAAGGATGAGATGCTTGCGGTGGCAAAGGGCCTGCAAACATTCCTCATGCCAATTATTGAAAAGAGATTCAGGTCCAAAGAGACGATTGCCGCCCTTAAGGCCACGATCTCTGGTGATGGATTCGAATTCATTAAGCGGCTTAATACTGCGCTAGGTGAATCCGGAAACACAATGTACCAACTTATCTACGACGCTGCCGTCGCTGGTAACTACAGCCAAGATCAGATTGACAGTATTCTTCAGTCCGCATCGGAGTTCTCCGCCGAAGCGAAGAGACTTGCTGGGTTGTACCCAGCCGAAGCCGATGCAATCTCCACGTTTGCTGGGCAGTTGTCGGAAGCTGCTGCGTACGGCGGATTCCAGGCTCTCGGAAGAGGTGCATCTCAGGACTTCCAGAGCGCCATTTCTTCTTCTGGAGGAACCGTCGGAGTTGCTGGGACGTCCGACCCGTATGCGACGGTTACCGCACTTAAAGAGTATGCCGCAAAAATCGGTGTTATTTCTGAAAACCCATCGTACGATCAAATGCAGATCGCTGACATTGCGTTCCAATACGCGAGCGGAAATCTTGGGATCGGATCAGGCGACGGGAGTGCCAAGGCAGTCATTGACGAAATTGCCTCGCTGTACAGCAACTACAATAAGCAGAACATCTCTCTTGCTCTTGCAGAGCTTCTTTCCGGCAACGAGAACGCATGGAAATCGAAGGACCCCCTGTACCGAAGTGTCGCTCGGTGGATTCAGGGTAACGGCCTCGAGGCGAATGACCTTCTCAGCCCAATTGATCCGACTATCGGAGGCATCACTCTTGGCCAGGTAATGCAATACTCAGTTGAGTCCGAGATGACCAGAATGGTTGACGAAGATCCTAACCTTGTCTACACATACAGGTTTGTCCCTGAACTAAACTCCGTTCGATTTGTTGCTGAATCAGTGGCGACAGTGAAGAGCGACCCGACCTACATGGCGTACACAACGACAGGCAAGGGATCTGAAATCGTCTATATCAAGAGAATCAATATCAAGGTTGATGGGGCCGGAGACTCCAACATATTCCTTATCCCAGTCCCAGGTGGGGAGGGCTCATTCGGAACTGGAGCCACTGGCGACATGGACACGAATGATTACCTAGAGTTTAGGGTTGGTCCATCAACAGTCCGCCTAACGGTTCAGGATATCAACGATATTGAAACGTATAGTGGCGTACCGATTAGCCTACCTAGAATCGCACAAGATGGAACTGGTAGTATCTTACTAGACCAAGCTACCGTGAACTTCCTAACCTCAACAGGCTCATCTTCTCCTCTTACAGCATGGATGTTTGAAGAAGCAAAGACTCGAGGAGAGGATTGGTTGGCAACAAAGTTTGTTGCCAACAAAGATGTTCTGGGTCAGAACTCAAGCCTGGATAGCGTTGTCAACTCATTTGTCGACAGGATCACACCTGCGGCAAAGGCCGCAGGAGAGAACGTCAACCTTGACGAGTTGATCAGAGCGACATTCGCACAGGACGGAATCAACGATAAGACGGGTAAGCTGTACGATCTTGTTGCCTCAAAGCTTGACGCAATAACATACACCACAGATGACAGACAACTTTACTTTGATAGGATCGGTCCTCTCACTGCTGGTATCTATGCAAGGCGAGGTGTTCCGGCTCCTTGGGAGCTTCCGAGTAACCTATCCTACCCGACGCAGCTGGTGGGACAATCTGATTGGAAAATTAGGAACTATCTTGGGCTGGATTCTTCAGAGCCAATTCCACAAGCTGCTGGCAGCCTTACCCCTAACGTCATCGGGTATGGCTTTGACCCCAACGCCCTTCCTGGGTACGCAAACCCAGGGCAGCTATCAACTACTGGGCTAAACATTCCTGAGATTGAAGCCCCACCAATGGGGAGGGATTACTTCTTTAGGAAGATCAATCCGCCAAACGCTGGCTCAGGCCCAACTCGCCCGTCGAGATTCCAGTTTTGAGGTACTAAATGGGATTTAAATACGTACCTGGGCAGCTTCCAGATCCCTACGATCCTATTAATAGCCGAGACATCCGCGTTGGGATTAAGCCAGCTGAGGGAATGGCAATCGACACAGGACGAATCGGCGATATCGGGAAGGAACTATCCTTCCAGCCAGGAAGAGACGAGGGTGCCTTCGCTGGATCTCCAGACCTTCTGAGCTTTGCTGCGAGCGCCCCAATCCGTGGCGTTGGCGTGGCGGCTGAGAGTGCTGGTGGTGCAATTGGTGGACTGTCAGAGTTCCTAAATAGCATTGGCCCCGTCAAGGCATACGGCGAAACTATTGGTAAGCCGATTGGTGATATCGGCGGTACGGTACTTGACTGGATCGGTGGCCCAGGAAGATTCGTCCAGGACATCGCATCCGGTCTTCGGCTTAGAAATCTCGACGACTTGCCTATGGACGTGCAGCAGGTATTTAATTCCCAGGGTAGGGATGCTGCCATCGAGTACATGCGTGAACAGGGTATTTCGTTCTCTAACGACAGGACACTGAGCCTTGCCGCCTCACTCATTCTCGACCCACTGAACCTGACTCCATTCGTATTAGGTAAGGTTGCGATAATTCCTGCCGCACTCAAGGTCGGTGGCGTCGGAATCGGAGCCACTGCCGGGGTTGCGGCTGGCGGCGTTGGCGTTGCGGCAGGCGGCGTAGCAGGATACAAGGCCGCTGGAAATATTATCTCCAAGTTGCCAGGACCACTGAAGGCTCGCGTCGGATTTGATCTGAGCAATAAGGTAACGAAGGTCAGAGCACAGGTCCTCGCTGGAGAAAAGGTTACCGAAGCCAAGTGGATCCAGGCCGTTGCAGAACTCCAAGACGGAGTATTCGGTCTGGCTAAGGGGATCGGTGCCACAACTAAAGCCGCATTCGGCCTAAAGGTATATGAGACCGGCTTGTTCTCATTCGGAGATGACTACTACGACGTGCACGAAAGAGCAGCGAGCGTATTCGGTGAAGGCACCAATAGAACTAACGTCCGCAGGATGGGGCAGGCTACTCAGGCGGCGGCTCTTTCGACTGCGCGAGACATGGCCCTTAAGGGACTCAACGACACAAACGCCACAAGAACAGAGTTGATGGTAGCGGACTTCGTCTTGGCTGCCAGGAAGAAGCGAGTAGAAGGACTTATGGACTCTATCGAGTCCATCATGCTTGGGAACTTGCCGGAAAGCGTAACAGCAGAGTCGAGATACGGAGTATCTGCTCTTGACCTGGGTAGGGAAGTATCTGAACTTGGAGCTGTTATTTCCGGAAAGACACGCGGTCGCTTCATGCCTGGGACTGACTATCCTGAAATTGAAATCTGGAAGCGCAGAAGAATCGCAAGGCTTGGCGCATCGGATATGGAGCGCGGAGTATCGATCAACGTAAACTACGAGCGAGAAGCAATCCAGCTTCTTAAGCACCACGACGAAATCTTTATTAAGCACATGACGGAGCTGATGATCGGACAGACCACGAGAGAGGCGGCAGTCACCGGAGCATTTGACTTCCAGGACATCATCTCGGGAAGGATCACCGACTACGCTGACACCCTTGCCAATACTACCAAGAGCGACCTCGCCAGGTCGGCTGGTCCAGTTAAGGCAACTCCAGACGAGCTTGCCCATGTGGTAAGGGAAGTTACCGATGGCGGGCGTATCGTTGAATCAAACGGAAAGCTGAAGATCGTAGGCGGTCGTTTCTTTGGCGAGTTGGGGGAGTTCACTGGCGATGCCAAGACGGCTCGAGCATTCACCCAGAGACTTGCTGGTATCAGACACATCCAGTACGGCCACTCAGTAAACCGAGTCGGAAACATCCGAAGGGCTATCACTCTTGCCGAAGGATTCGACGAACTAACTGGCGGTCGCAAAGAGGCAGTAATGAAGGAGATCTCAAAGAGACTTGGCAGGCCGGTAACTGACCAGCAGGTTAGTGCTCTGGCTAAGCTGAACAACGAGCGAGCTGCCCGCATTACGCTGCTGAGAGACGACGGACTTATTGACACAGAGGTCATTGCGTTTCAGAAGGCATACGGACTGATTGAGAAGGCAGAGCTCACTGCGGATGAGTTGGTACAAGTTGGTATTCGACAAGACCTAGCTGACGAGTTGGCTTCTATTAAAGCCGGTGGTAATGAGCAGGTCGAAGCTGCCGTGTCTAAGAGAAAGGTTGCCTGGGCAAGGGCTGCCTCAAGGCAGTTTGAAGACATTCGAAACATTGAGACCAGAGGCGTCGGCAGGGCCGATCACCTGCAGATCAAAGATGTTCTTGACGAGGCAGTCAGGAACGACGCGATGCACTCAGCAGCCGGAGCAGATGATCTTGAAAGACTGAAGCAGCTATGGGCGACAATCGGTGGCAGTACCGACGAGATCAACGACCTTATTAGATCGACCGAGAAAAACGGGTACAGACTAGGCGTCGCACCAGCAGATAACCTCCTGACCGTACCGGTCAAGTCTGTTATTGTTGAAAACGGTCTGCCAAAAGTCATCATTACTAAGACGCTTCAGCCTTTCGTTGACGTCACGTCAGACTTCATTGACGGATTCCAGGGTCTGGCAAACCGCCCGCGAGTAGGTTACTTCAACGGAATGCTCAAGCGATTGTTCTCCCCAGTCGACCAGGCACGAATCCAGGGGGCAGCAAGACAGAGAATGCTGGTATCCTTGGCACCTTGGATGACCCCAGACGAGATCGTACAGTTTGACTCCGAGATTAATCAGATCGCATCGCAGCAGCGCCTTGGAGTCCGAGGTCTCGTAAGCCCAACTGGTAGCGACTCGCAGGTTACTAAGGCTGCAGACGATGTTATCCGCAGGCTTAGCGGAGACAGCCTAAGAGACCGCATTGTTCAGGCAAGAAATTCAGGAGTTCCTTCTGGGTTGGATATTGACACGGTATTGCTGAAGGCATATGCTGGTGACATCTCTACGTCTGGCGTAACGCAGTGGCTTACTGGCCAGATCAAGGCGAAAGGCATTCCAGGTATCGGCATGGGCAAGTCAATTGCCGTTCTTACCGAGCGGTTCTACCCAACACTGAAGTACTCAGTCAACCCAGTCTTCTGGCTGCAGGAGATTATCGAGTCGCCATTCTTTGCCGAGGGCAGAGGCATCAGGACCCAAGAGGTACTGGCCTCACTTGAGAAGGCTGGCTTCACTCCGCAAGAACTGCGTGCGATCCTTGGCGATCGCACATCGTCCATCGCAAAGAACCTAAACGAAGCAGCCTTCGGTACGATCATTGCTACCAGAGGTGGTATCCCGTCAACGCTTAACTCTGCAGAAGAGCTGACGTCATTCAAGAACATCTGGCAGAAGCTTCGCGCCAAGTCCGGTGACAGGGTAGATACTATCGCAGAGTTTAAGGAAGGGTACCGAGATATCATGGCCCTGTCTGAGTACTCAAAGAAGTGGGTAGCAGACATCTCCAGGGCCCGACCGCATGAGTACCTTGCGCTTCGGGCTCAGTACGGAGACGACGCTTCAGAGCTGGACCTTCTGCTTGGACACTTGAACGAGTATCGCAGAGCGCAAGACCTTGCCTGGGGGGACGAAGTATATGATCAACTCAAGCCAGAAGGATTTGGTTTCGCCGTTTCTCCATCAATCGACGGTCTGGCAAGAGTCCAGGAGCGAGCTGCTGGCTTCGAAGAGTGGGCGCTATCCGAGGATGGTCTGCGGGCAATTGAGTCGAACAGACCATCTGATGTCCTCAGAGTCACACGACTTAAGATCGTAGATGAGGCCAAGCTTTCTGGATACAGCTCTGCTGTTCTTCGACAGAAGCTGCGAACCGTTGAGAGCAAGGCATCTAGCCTGAAGTGGAAGATGCAGGAGGAAGGTTTCTCATCGATCGATGGTTCCCTTGAGCTGCAGGAGTATACGGACGCTGTACGCGCGTTCCGTGAAGAGGGTGTCATTGGTATTGGTAGGCAGTCATCACTTGCCAACACGCACGAGTCCATCCTTCAGGAACTGTACAACAGATTCCTTCCTGAGTCGGCATCTGCCCCAACCTTTAAGCAAGTAATCACTGCTCTTTCAAACGGCAAGAAGTATGGCGCAGAGTTCGGGCCAATTAACAACGTGCTCTTCGAAGTGTACGAACGGGCTGGCGGCGACAGCATTCTGAACCTCACTCAGTCAGAGAAAGCCACAAGAATCCAGAAGGCGATCGACGACATCATTAGCCCCAACGCTGTAGGAAGTGCTCCTGAGGGAGTGACCAGACTCGCAACATCTACAGAAAGAATTTCAAGAACCCTATCTAGCTCGGCGATGAGAATGATCGAGAAGCACGGAGCGCAAGAGGCGCTCATGCGCGCATCTAGATATCGCTACCAGGAAACCGTACGTCAGATGGACAAGATTAACTACTTCAACCCTGACAGAAACCTCATCGAGAGAACCATGAACCACCAGTTTCTTGGTCTATACCCTCTGTCCTACATGTTCGGCAAGGTTCTGCCGGAGATCACCAGGTTCATGTTCTGGAAGCCCTTCGGCGCAGTTGCCCCAGGTGCTGGATACCAGGCATACAACAAGCTCGTCGAGTACATGGGTAGAGAGGGCCTATCACCTGACTTCGAAAAGCAGGGTATGGAGAGACCTGACTACATGTTCTTCCTGGCGCAACTCTTGCCTGGTCACCCAGACGACATTAGCGTTGGCGTACCAGGTTGGCTGAGACGTTCGATCTCTACGGTATCACGACAAGGGTACGACCAGCTCACCGCGGACAGGTTGTTCGCAGAGGTCGGAGCACCACTGGTAGACACAGGCGTCATCGGCGGAACTAGGACGTTCATCAAGTCCCTACAAGAGTTGACGTCCGGACAGAGCCCAGATGAGCAACTATCAGAGACAGTAAGTTTGAGACGATGACCCAGGTGTTCTGGGTCACGATAGTTTAGAAAAGGAGAGCCAAGCATGGCCGAGCTAGATCAAGTCGCGGATGCGACCAAGGATCAGTCGCCAGTGGCGGAGCAGCCCGCTCCAGACCCACAGGCCACTGAGCCAGAGGAAGACATTGCCACTTGGAAGCGTCGTCTTGCAGGAAAGGACCAAGCACTCACTTCGGCAAAAAAGGCAGCCGATGAGTTCAGGTCCAAGTACGAAGAGCTGGCAAAATGGAAGGCCTCGCAAGAGGAAGCTTCCCTGTCAGAATTTGAGAAGATGGACCGCCGAGCGCGCGAACTGGAGAAGGAGCTTACAGCTACCAAGACCGAGTTCGAGCGGGAGAAACTGAAGTCCAAGTACCCAGCCTACTTCGAATTCGCGGAGCAGGTTAAGGAACTGGATCAGGAGTCCCAGGCAGCCGCTTTCGAAAAGTTCATGAAATCCGCTATCGGTGGCGGTTCCACCGAAACTGTATCCGACGCCAACAGCCCTAAGAAGAATGTTGCGAAGGATAAGAAAATGAACCCTGAGGATATCAAAGAGGCGCTACGCGTCATCGGTAATCCTTGGGCAGAACTTTAGGAGATAAACTATGGCTACGTCCACAGCACTCTCCGGTCCTGCACTGAATACACTTAACTCCTTTAACGGCACGGAGGCTAACGCCTTCCAGAAGCTCGTTCAGGAACTGGTGTCTCAGCAGATTGCGCAGGAACTCCGGAGCCGCATGGTGCACCTTGTGCCAGGGAACTATGTTCCAGGGCAGTTCGTCAAGGGCACAGACCGGATTCGCTACGTGCGATATCCAGATATTTCACACAGCTTGACCGAGCTTAACGAGGGTGTCACGCCAGAGCCAACAGTAAACCTGTCGGTTACCAGCGAGTACTTCTCGGTAAAGCAGTACGGTTCGTACACGAGCCTTTCTGACCTTGCTCAGCTTGACTCGCCGCACGACCTGGTCAGCATTGCAGCCGAGCGAGTTTCGTTCGCAGCTGCAAAGTCGATGGACGGTATCGTCCGTGACGTAATGAACGCGGGTACTGCTCGTGTTTACTACGCATCGAAGACTTCGGATGGCACGGCGGTCACAACCCGTCTCGGCCTTGCCGACGCAACACTCAGCAACATTGGCGAAGGTGATGCCCGACAGGACTACAAGCTCAACGGGCTTGAAGTTAAGAAGGCTGTTGCCCGACTCAAGGCAGCGAACGTTCCTCCGTTCCCGGATGGCTTCTATCGCTGCGTCATTCACCCTAACCAGCAGTTCGACTTGCTGACGGATACTTCGGGTCACGGCTTCCTTGAAGCTACGAAGTACACGCAGCCGCTTGACATG